GGTGATTTTAAAGATCAAAATAACAACAGTATCCAACGTACACGTATAAAAACCATTTATACAACTAATGGCACAGATGCTGGTTCTGTTGTAATTCGTGAAGGTGGTTCTGGAGGTTCTATATTAATTACTGTTAATACGGCAGCCAGTGGTACAGCCGGTTACACAATCATTCCAATTCCTGGTGAAGGTATTTTGTGTGAAAGTAACCTTCATGGAACCATAACCAATACAGCATCCATTACTTTAATATATGGCTAAGTCCAAAGGCATGGGGATTAAAACTTCTGTGAAGTCGGGCAACTTTCGCCCGACTAAGCAGGGTGCAGGTATGACTGCAAAAGGTGTTGCAGCATATCGTAGGGCTAACCCTGGTTCAAAACTTAAGACGGCTGTGACGGAAGATAAGCCTACTGGCGAAAGAGCCAAACGTAGAAAGTCTTTTTGCGCTCGTTCGGCCGGTCAAATGAAGCAATTTCCCAAAGCCGCCGCAGATCCCAATAGTCGAATTCGTCAAGCACGTAGAAGGTGGAAATGCTAATGGAACAGTTGATTTTGTTTTCTTGGTCTGGCGTTCTGTCCGCTTTAGTTGCCGTGGCAGGCTTTGTTGCTCGTGAAAAGATTAGTAAGTTAAACACATTGGAACAACTTTTAAACAACACAAAACTGGAGGTGACCCGTGATAACGTCACTAAAGCAGAAATTGAAAAACTTGAGCGTTACATTGACGAACGCTTTAACAAGTTTGAAGAAAAAATTGACCGGCTTATTGAAGCGAGGTAAATAAAATGGCTGATAAAGAAGACAGCGTTGGTAAAAAAGTTTTAATGGCTGGGTTAAAAGGTGTTGCTAAAGGTATTGATAGGCCCGTAGCCGAAGCCAATGCTTTTTTAAATAAAAAGTACAAGGAATACATACCTGAAGGTGAGAAGACTGAAATTTTTCGAGAAAAATTGTTTGGTAAAGATCCAGAAAAAAATCTTGAGCGTGCTAAAAATATGGCAGCAGACACTAAAAACATGAAAAAAGGCGGCAAAGTCTCTTCTGCTTCCAAGCGCGCTGATGGCTGTGCCCAGCGTGGCAAGACCAAGGGAAGGATGGTTTGAGATGGTTCCTCAACTTGCAGCGTTAGCTGGCCTTGGTGCTGCAGGTGCTCTTGCAAAAATGGAGCAAGATAGAAAAGCGCCTGCGGCTATGGATAGATACAAAGAACGTGAAGAACAGAAAGAAAAAAATAGGCGTGAAGCAGAAGCAGAAAAGAAGCGGGAAAGCCGTGGTATGAAATCAGGCGGCAAAGTTTCTTCCGCCTCAAAGCGTGCTGATGGTTGCGCTGTTAAAGGCAAAACCCGTGGGAAGATGGTCTGATGCCTGCCGTATCAGCCAAGCAAGAAAGATTTATGCAAGCAGTGGCTAATAACCCAAAGTTTGCAAAAAAGGTGGGTGTTCCCCAGTCTGTGGGTCGTGAATTTACTAAAAAGGATGGTGGTCAAATGAAATACGCAAAAGGTGGTGAGTCCAAGGCAATGATGAAAAAAGAAGTGTCCTTTATGAAGAAAAAAGGCGCTCCTAAATCCATGCTCAAGCATGAAATGAAGGAAGCCGGAATGAAGAAAATGAAGTCTGGTGGTCTAGCCGCTGGTCATAAGGCTGCTGACGGTATTGCCAAAAAAGGCAAGACCAAAGGTATGCAGGTCAAAATGCGTTATGGTGGAAAGTCCTGCTAAATGAGACCAAGCCGAGGCATGGGGGCAGTTAACCCCAAAAAATTGCCAAAGGCCATGAGGCCAGCCAAGACCGTCAAGAAAAAAGACGGTGACTTGGCTGTTGCCATTTTTTCTCAGGGCGGCAAATCTAAGGTGAACGAGGCAGGTAATTACACCAAGCCTGGTATGCGTAAAGGTTTGTTTGAACGTATTAAGGCTGGCGGAAAAGGTGGTGCTCCGGGGCAGTGGTCTGCGAGAAAAGCCCAAATGTTAGCCATGCAATATAAGGCTAAGGGCGGTGGATACAAGGATTAGGTTTCCAACATACGATGCTAAAACAGATGGCAATGTATTTCGGTGGATTTTAGAGGCGTCAGAGGACTTTAGGAAAATTAGGCAGCGAGAACGATATGTCGAACTTGAAAAAGCCGCAGCAAAGTCTGAAGGCGTGGACCGCTCAAAAATGGCGAACTAAAAGTGGCAAACCATCTACGCAGGGATCGAAGGCTACGGGGGAAAGATATCTCCCTTCCGCCGCCATCTCAGCGTTATCCCCGCAAGAGTATGCTGCCACTACTCGTGCCAAACGAGCCGGAAAATCTGCAGGAAAACAGTTCGTTGCCCAGCCAAAATCTGTTGCCAAAAAAACTGCAAGGTACAGATAAATGACTACTTCGGGCACAACAGAATTTAATCTCGAACTTCGAGACATCATAGAAGAAGCATTTGAGCGGTGCGGTGCTGAGTTAAGGACCGGCTATGACCTTAGAACAGCACGTAGAAGTCTCAACTTATTGACGATTGAATGGTCAAATCGAGGGATTAATCTTTGGACGATTGAAGAGGGTGCAATTACCCTGCAAACAGGGCAAGCCACATACCCACTTCCTGTGGACACAATTGATCTGCTAGAACACGTAATCCGCCAAAATGCCGGAAACACAGCCACACAGTCTGATATTACGATTAGCCGTATTAGTGTTTCTACCTATGCCGCTATACCCAATAAAACCGCCCAAGGGTTGCCCATCCAGATTTGGATAAACCGCCAATCTGGCACCACGGCTGCATCTGCCCTTACTTTAAACGGAACGATTGATTCTTCTGTTACTACGATTACGCTATCTTCTACAGATGGGCTGTCGGCTACCGGGTACATACAACTTGGCACAGAAGTAATTAACTACACCGGTAAAACGGCTACTCAACTTCAAAACTGTATCCGTGGGCAGGCTGGAACCACTGCTGCATCGCACACAACCGGTGCCTCGGTGTCTGTTCCGTACCTGCCAAACGTCAACATTTGGCCTACGCCTAACCCCCCTGGAACCCAATATCAACTAGTTTATTGGCGCTTAAAACGTATTCAAGACTCTGGGGACGGCGGCGTAAGGACGCAAGACATTCCGTTTAGGCTTCTTCCTTGCCTTGTGGCGGGGCTGGCTTATCACCTGTCTTTGAAGATCCCTGGTGCAGAACAACGGACTGAGATGCTGAAACTAGCCTATGAAGAACAATGGAACTTGGCTTCTGGCGAAGATCGGGAAAAAGCCTCAATCCGCTTTGTTCCACGTGAAATGTACATTGGCAGCGGTGGGTACTAATGACTACCAAATTTACCTCTGGTCGCCTAGCGATTGCGATGTGCGACAGATGTGGATTTCAGTTCAGGCTGAAAGAACTTAGAACACTTATTGTAAAGACCAAAAATGTCAACCTTAAAGTCTGTAAAGAATGTTGGGAGCCTGATCAGCCCCAGTTGTCGCTTGGTCTATACCCGATCAATGACCCCCAAGCCGTTAGAGAGCCTAGACGTGATACATCATACTTGGCGGCTGGCACTACTGGGTTGCAGTTATTGGCTACAAACAGCACTTCTGTGGATGGATTTGGTACACCCTCGGAAGGAAGTAGGCAGATCCAATGGGGGTGGAACCCAGTAGGTATGGGTAATGATGGTGGTTTAACCCCAAATAACTTGGTTGGGGACGGGCAAACAGGTACAGTAACAATTCAGATTACTTAGGAGAAACAAATGACTTCACACACTATGAAAGACGTAGCCAAAAAGGAAGTTAAGGCCCATGAAAAGCGTATGCATGGGGCTAAAAAAATGGCTAAAGGTGGTAAAACTAATCTTCAGATGAAGCAATTGGGGCGTAACCTAGCCAAAGTGGCTAACCAAAAGGTATCATCCTTTACATACAAAACCTCTGGAAGGGGTCGATAATGAACAGTGATAAATTTGAATATTTTTCGGCGGATACTAAAGATCCGTGTGGAAAATACACGCAGCCTAAACCGTACACCGCAGAAATAGGGGGTAAGGAAAACGTTGGATATCCAGACTCTATTACAAATACTCAAACTCAAATGACTCGCGGTGGTAAGGCTCAAACTAAAGGTCGCGGTCATTCTACAAAGATGGGGTAAGTTGTGAACTACGCAACGCTGTTTCAGACAATTCAGGCTTATTGCGAAAACGACTTCCCTGACACGGTAGTCGCTACTACCACTGCTACGACTACTGACTTTCTGACTGTACTCAAGAGTTTTTATTAAATAAAGACGTTGAGTTTATTCGTTCTTGTTATCCAAGCCCTACTGATACTGGAGCGCCTAAGTATTACGCTATCTTTGATCAAAACTCATACATCCTTGGCCCGACTCCAGATGCTTCGTATTCAATGGAGTTGCACTACTTTTACTACCCGACATCTATTGTCACGGCCGGTACAACCTGGCTAGGTAACCGCTTTGATTCTGTGCTTCTGTATGGCTCACTGCTTGAAGCCTATACTTTTATGAAGGGTGAGCAGGACGTTCAAAACACTTATATCTCACGATATAACGAAGCCCTTGCTATGCTGAAACAACTCGGTGAAGGCAAGAACCGTCAAGATATGTACAGAACCGAACAAGCGAGGTATCCGGTCAAATGAGCAGCATGAGCGAAGTAGCCTTCCTACTGGGAGGAGATGGCGTCAAGGTAATGACAACTCAGGGTCGTGGGTTCACGCCCGAGGAAGTTGCCGAACGTGCTTTGGACAAAATTATCGCAGTAGGCGGAAATTCACATCCGCTGATTACAGAACAGGCTATGGCCTACAGAGATCAGATCCGCAAGGTTTTGTAAAGGAGCCTAATATGGCTATCACGCAAGCAATGACCACCTCGTTCAAAGCAGAACTTCTGCTTGGGGTGCATGATTTCCGTCCGTCTGCAGATACTGGCGCAGACGTTTTTAAGATTGCCCTGTATACCTCTTCGGCCTCGTTAGATGCTAATACCACTGCTTACACTTCTTCAAACGAAGTGGGTACTTCGGGCACTAACTATTCGGCTGGTGGACAGGCCCTGACCAACACAGGTGTAGCCGCTACCAACATTAACGCCAACACCGGTACCGGCTTTTGTGACTTCTCGGATGAGACCTTCACGAATGCTAACTTTACGGCCCGTGGCGCTCTGATTTATAACACCACCCCCTCGGCGAACAGCAACGCTAACACCACATTGACTAACGCTTCGGTAGCGGTCTTAGACTTTGGTGCTGATAAAACTGCTTCTGACGGTGATTTCACTATTATTTTCCCGACTAACGATGCTTCTAATGCAATTATTCGTATTGCTTAAGGCTATGTATGCCACTCATACTACGGGATCGAGTTCAGGAAACATTATTACACAATTGTTAGCCAAACTAGCAATGAGTGGGAAGTAGGGATTGGAACTTATACCTCTTCTGGAACCACACTATCCAGAGACACAGTTTTAGAATCATCTAATAGCGGTAGTTTAGTTAACTTCTCCGCAGGTATAAAAGATGTATTTGTAACCTATCCGGCCGAAAGGGCCGTGATTGTAGATGGGTCAAATATTGACGTTGCAAACTCTGCAATTCTGTCTGTTCCAGCAGGTGGTACGGGCGCAAGTACTCTGACTGGTGTTGTAATAGGTAATGGTGCTTCTGCATTTACGGTAAAAACAAATCCCAGCGGGGCTTTTGTAGGAACGTCAGATACACAAACACTAACCAATAAGCGGGTTAATCCAAGAGCCGTATCAGCCGGAGCAACTTCTGGAAGTCTAACAATCAACGGCGATACAACCGATGTATATGTTGCCGAAGGTCTTACCGGAGCAATAACCTTTTTGCAGCCAAGTGGTACTCCTGTAGATGGTCAGCGACTCATAATCAGAATAGAAGACAACGGCAGTGCGCGGGGTATAACTTGGACCACAACCAGCGGTGCATTTAGAGCAGTAGGTATTACCTTACCAACCACTACAGTTTTGTCAAAAGTGACTTATGTTGGATGTATTTATAACTCTACAGATATTTTTTGGGATGTAATTGCAACAGTAACTCAAGCATAAAGGAGAAAAAATGCAGCAAATTAGATTTACTTTTGAGACTCGTTTTGGGCCGTTTTCAGATGCTTTGTATCTGCCGGAAGACCACACTTTTACCGATGAGCAGATTGAGGCGATGAAACAGGAACGACTAACCAATTGGCTTGCGGTAGTTGATCCTCCTGTTGCTCCTGCCGAAGAGTAATAAATGGCAAACCGGTATTGGGTAGGAGGAACCGCAAACTGGGACGGCACTGCCGGAACTAAGTGGGCATTGACCTCTGGCGGCCCGGGAGGTGAGACTGTTCCCACATCTGCCGATGATGTGTTTTTTGATGGCTCATCTACTGGCACTTGCACCATTTCGACTGGCAATACCGGGGCCAAGTCAATCAACTGCACGGGGTTTACAGGAACAATAGCCGGTACTGTTGACATTACTGTATCAGGAAACGTCACACTCGTGGCGGGGATGACTTACAACTTCACAGGGGCGCTAATCATAAATGACGCCTCTACGCTTATTAGTGCTGGCCAAACACAGAGCGCCATAATTTTTCAGGCGTCTGGCTCAACATTAACACTTGGAGATGCCTGCACTTTAGGCGGAACATTTACCCTGACTCAAGGAACACTTGACCTAAATGGCAATACTTTAAGTGCAATTAGATTTATTTCTACTAATACCAACACTCGTGCCATAACCTTTGGTTCTGCCAATATTGCTCTAACAAGCACTGCGGGTGGAACAACGGTGCTGTCAATGGCAACGGCCACTGGTTTTACTTTTACTGGTACTGGCGGATTTACTAGAAACATGGCCGCTACAGCCACTGTTCAGTTTGGTTCAACTACTGGCGGCACTACATTAAACGCACCAAACCTTACAATTAACGCCGGTTCTTCTGCTCTTACTATTACATCATTTAGTTATTTTAAAAATATAAACTTTACTGGAAGCACTTGTTTTGCGGGCGGCAGTTTTAGTGCCGCAGGAAATATAACTCTTGCTTCCGGCGGTACTTATACATCGTTTAGTCCAACATTTATTGCAACATCAACATTTACAAGTAATGGAAAAACTGTTAGTGTCGTTACAGTCAATGGTTCAGGAACTACTGTAACACTTGCTGATGCGTGTACTACAAACAGCACATTTACTTTAACCGCTGGAACAATTAACTTAAACGGAAACACTCTAAGCGTACCTATATTTTTTTCTAGTGGGTCGACTTCGCGGGGTGTCACTTTTGGCTCTGCAAATATTGCTCTGACCAGCGTCAGTTTTGGAGCAACTATTCTAGATATATCAACTAGTGGCGGTTTTAGTACCAGTACCAGCGGCGGCGGATTTACTAGAAACATGGTAACAGCTTCCACTGTTAATTGTACTGCTATTAGCAGTGTTAATCTTACGGTAAACGCTGGTTCCGGTGCGTTAACTATTACAACAGGCAATCTTTTTAGAAATGTAAACTTTACTGGAAGCACAAGCACGGCAAGTGGTACATTTAATGTTGGAGGAAATTTAACTCTTGCCTCTGGTGGTACTTATACCTTACTGATACCTACATTTGAAGCCACTGGAACACTAACAAGCAACGGCAGAACGCTTGGTGGTCTTACAATTAATGGCTTTGGAATTACAGCTACTTTAGCTGACGCACTTAATATTGGCAGTGCAATACTTACTGTTACTTCTGGCACATTTAATACCGCAAGTTTTAATGTTACTGCTGGTGCTCTTAGTTCTAGTAACACTAATAGTAGAACAATAACATTAGGTTCTAGTACGGTTACATTAAGCGGTACTGGTTCCCCCCCGACTGCTATAAATTTTGCAACTACAACAAATTTAACTTTTAATGCTAATACATCACAAATTAATCTTACTGGTACGGGAACATCTTCAACACTTCCGTTCACTCTTAGTGGTGGTGGTCGAACTTTTTATAATGTATCTTTTACTACTACAACCGGTACATTTTTTAGTATAAGTGGTGCAAATACATTTAATAATTTAACTTTTACTACTCCTGCCTCTAATATTACTGACGTAGCACTTTCAGCAAATCAAACTGTAAATGGAACTTTAACTTTAGGTGCAACAAACACAGCGATAACAAGAATTTTTGTTCGGTCTAACACCCCTGGAACTGCGCGAACAATTACTTGTAATGGAACACTTGCTACACTTAATGATGTAGATTTTAACTATATTACGGCTGCTGGTACTGTAGCAAGACCCTGGACAGGTACGCGCCTTGGTAATGCAGGAAACAATACAGATATCACTTTTGATGCTGGTAAAACCGTTTACTGGAATCTTGCGGGAACTCAAAACTGGGACGCTACCGGATGGGCCACAACTAACAATGGAACGCCAGCCGTAAATAACTTTCCCCTTGCTCAAGATACTGCTGTATTTACAGAGGCCGGTGCAGCAGGAACGGTGACAATAAATGCCGCCTGGAATATTGGCACAATACAGATGGCTGATGGTGTATCCAACCGAACTACGGCATTTACTTTAGCAACAGGATCAAATACCCCTAGTATTTACGGAAACGTAACTCTGTTTACAAATCTCACAATAAGCGGAACAGGCACACTTACATTTGCAGGCATTGGAACGCAAACTGTTACTTCTGCTGGTATAACCTTTACACCACCGATAACGGTAAATAAACCGTCCAGTACGTTTCAACTAAATGATGCTCTAACTTTAGGCACAACCATTACATTCACCCTAACTAGAGGAACACTTGACTTAAATGGTAATACTTTAAGCACAGGTATTTTTAGTTCTGACAACAACAATACACGTTCCATTACCTTCGGTTCAGCAAACATTGCTTTAACAAGTACTGTGGCTGCAACAACTGTGTTAAATATTGGCAACGCCTCTAACTTCACTTTTACTGGTACTGGAGCATTTACCAGAAACATGGCCGCTACAGCCACGGTAAGTTTCGCTGGAAGTCTTATTGGTGGTACTACATCTAATGCCCCCAATTTAACTGTAAATGCTGGTTCTTCTGCTCTTACTATTGTATCAGGCAGTTGGTTTAAAAATGTAGACTTTACTGGTAGTACAAGTACAGTAACAGCCACCTATAACGCCGCAGGAAATTTAACCCTTGCTTCTGGTGGTACTTATACCTCGGTTGCCACAGAATTTCGTGCCTCTGGAACCATTACAAGCACTGGCAAAACACTTGGCAATACTGCAATTAACGGTTCAGGGATTACAGTTACTTTAGGTGATGCGGCTACTCTAGCAACAACCGGCACATTCGGCCTAACTCAAGGCACTCTTAATCTAAACGGCAATACACTAAGCACAGGTGTATTTTCTTCCGAGAACTCTAATACCCGTGCTATTACATTTGGTTCCGCAAATATTGCCTTAACCACCACTACACCGGCAACTATCGTGCTGAATATGGGAACGGCCACTAACTTCACTATGACTACCAGCGGTGGAGGATTTACCAGAAACATGGCCGCAACAGCTACTGTTCGATTTGGAATTTTTGCTGGTGGCACTACATCAAACGCACCCAACCTTACAGTAAATGCTGGTTCTTCTACTCTGACTTTTGATGTGTCTACATTTGCGTGCTACTTCAAAAATGTAGACTTTACTGGATACTCTGGCACAGTTACTGCTAATAATTTAAACATGGCAGGCAATTTAACTCTTTCAACGGGTGGTACTTATACCTCAGTTGTTCCAACATTTCTTGCATCTGGAACCATTACAAGCGTAGGAAAAACACTTAGCAGTACTACAGTCAATGGCTCAGGGATTACAGTTACTTTAGGTGATGCAGCCACTTTACCAAACAGCATATTCACCCTAACCCAAGGAACACTTGACCTAAATGGCAACACCCTAAGCACAGGTCAATTTATTTCTACTAATACCAACACTCGTGCCATAACCTTTGGTTCTGCCAATATCGCTTTAGCACTTAATGCGGCTGCGTTTACGGTGCTGAATATAACAACGGCCACTGGTTTTACTTGGACAGGAACTGGCGGTTTTACTCGCAATATGGTATCGACAGCCACAGTGGTTTTTGGAACTACTGGCGGCACTACATCAAACGCACCCAATTTAACTGTAAATGCCGGTTCTTCTGCTCTTACGATAACTACAAACAGTTACTTCAAAAATTTAAACTTTACTGGTTATACGGGAACGCCTTCTGCTACTTATAATGCTGCAGGCAATTTAACTCTTTCGACAGGCGGTACTTATACCTCACTTGTTCCAACATTCCGTGCATCTGGAACACTAACGAGTACCGGCAAAACACTTGGCAATACCACGGTCAATGGTTCGGGGATTACAGTAACGCTTGGTGATGCAGCAAATTGCCCGACCCTGACGCTTACTGCGGGTATTTTAGATTTAGCAGGGTTCACATATACAGCCTCAACATCAGCCGCAACAGCCGCTGGCACAAAGAATTTGACATTTAATGGCGGAACACTTGTTTGCTCTGCCGCCACTACAACAGCATGGAATAACGCTCAACCAACAAACTTCACCACAACAGCAGGCACAGGCACTGGAATAATTTCTATGACCGCCGCAACGGCCAAGACATTTGTCGGCGGGGGGTCTACTTATAACTGCACACTAAGACAAGGCGGCGCAGGTGCGTTGACTATCAGCGGCTCTAACACTTTCAACGACATTACAAATAGCACCCAACCCGCCACGGTGACATTCACGGCAGGAACAACTCAAACATTTACAAATTTTAGTTTGACTGGAACCGCAGGAAACTTAATTACAATTAATAGTAGTTCTGCCGGGTCGCAGGCAACACTGTCAAAATCATCGGGTACGGTAAGTGTAGATTACCTGTCAATTCGGGATAGTAATGCCACAGGGGGAGCAGCGTGGTATGCCGGAGCCAACTCAACCAATGTAAGTAACAATACTGGATGGATTTTTACAGCCCCGCCTAGCGCAGGTAACGGCAACTTTTTGATATTTTTAAACTAAATGTTTGGTTTAACTACTTTCGCCGGAGCACCTTTTTCCAGTACGGGAACGGTAAATATTGGCGTTCTTGTCACCGGTGTTTCTGGTTCTGGTCAAGTAGGCACAGCAAGCATCCAGGGCAAAGTAAACGTTTTTCTTACTGGGGTTGAAGCCCCTGCCGAATTAGATCCAGTAGGCGTTGCTGCTGGATCAACTGTTGAACCTGCCGGATTCCAGCACACGGTTGATCTAGGCCAAGCAGTCATATCTACTGCTGCTAATGTCTTCCCAACTGGGGTTCAAGGTGAGAGTCAGTTAGGTCAAGCCGAAGTTCAGGCCAAGGCCAATGTTAATGTCACTGGAGTTCAGGCCCAAGGCCAACTAGGCGAAGAGGAAGTTCAAACCCAGGCTAATGTCTATTTAACGGGAGTACAGGCTCAAGGTCAGACTGGCACAGTAAGTATTCAAGGAAAATCCAATGTATTCCTAACAGGCGTACAAGCGTCTGGGTTGCTTAATAGCGTAGGAATCGCCGCCGGAACAAATGTCACCCTGGCCGGAGTTCAGGCCGAGGGCCAACTTGGTGAAGAAGAAATTAATCTTGAGGCCAATGTTTACCCCAATGGAGTGCAAGGTGTAGGTCAGACAGGCACAGCAAGCATCCAGGGCAAAGCCAATGTAAACTTGACTGGGGTCCAAGGTGCTGGTCAACTAGGCGAAACAGATGAAATAATTGACGTTGATGTCCAATTGACTGGGGTTCAGGGAACTGGACAAGTTGGGACGGTAGCAAGTAGAGCGGGGGCCAATGTATACCCAATAGGGGTTCAAGGTGTTGGACGGGTTACTTCGGTTTTGGTCTGGGGTGTGATACCTGACAGCAATGTGCCAAATTGGCAGGATGTAAACGACTCCCAGACAAGTAACTGGGTGCTTGTAAATGACGGAAATACTGTAGTTTGGGTTGAAATCCCAACATAGGAGCAATAAATGGCAAGTACTTACTCAAATTTAAAAATCCAGTTGATGACGACTGGAGAAAACACCGGTACCTGGGGTA